GTGTGCGTGTTCGATGGCAGTATGCCGGTGAACGTGTCCCAGGCCCTGGGGGAGGCGCGGTATCATGACGGCATGGCCGGGGCGGCGGAGGGGTGCTACTATCTCTCCGCCGCCGACGAGGCGGGGGCGTGGCACCTGCTGGTGCTGGACACCCGGCAGGGCCTTTGGTACCGGGAGGACGGCGTGGAGGCCCTGGGCTTTGCTCCCTGGGGCGGCGACCTGTACTGCCTGACGGCAGAGGGGCAGCTGCTGGCCATGAAGGGCGCAGGGGAGACCCATGAAGGTCCCGTGCAATGGATGGCGGAGACCGGAGAGATGGGGCTGGACGCGGCGGAAAGCCGGTATCTGGTGCGGCTGTCGCTGCGGCTTCTGCCGGAGGCAGGCAGCACCGTCCGGGCCTGGCTCAGCTATGACGAGGGCGGCAGCTGGCAGCCTGCCGGAAGCCTGGAGGGCGCGGGACGGGTGCAGGCGTGTACCCTGCATATACGGCCCAGGCGGTGCCGCCAGCTGAGGCTGCGGCTGACCGGCCGGGGGGGCTGCCGGATCTACAGCCTGTCGGCGGTGTATGAGAAGGGAAGTGACGGGCCGTGACGCTTTCTATGCCTCCCGCGCCCAACGGCAGTCCCCAGCAGATGGCCGTGGCCCAATATGCGTATCTGTTCCAGATGGCACAGCAGCTGAATCTTGTCCTGGGGCAGCTGGAATCCGGCGGCACCGGGGCGGCGTCCGGCGGCGGAACGTCGACTCATCAGGGGACGGCCCGGAAGGAGAGCACGGGCTATCAGGAGCTGAAATCCCTGATCGTCAAAACTGCCCGGCTGGTGAAGCGGCAGATGGAGCAGCTGTCTGCCCGGCTGGAGGGCGAATATGTGGCGGTGTCGGATTTCGGAACGTATGTGGAGCGGCTGAGCGCCTATCTGGAGGCAAATCCGGAGGCGCTGACCCAGTATTACAGCTTCTGCTCGGATCTGCAGGCCAACACCGACGCCGTCAGCGCCGCCTTTGGACAGTATAAGACGGAGACGGAGGGCTATATCCGCACCGGCATCGTGGGCTATAACGGCTCCATTCCCATTTACGGAGTGGCCGTTGGCCAGGGGCTGACGGTGACGGACGTGGACGGGGAAACGGTGGTGGACCAGAACAACTTCCGGGCCACCTTCACCGCCCAGCGTCTGTCCTTCTGGCAGGATGCCAACGAGGTGGCGTATGTGTCCAACAACCGGCTGTACATCACCAACATCACGGTACTGGAGGGCGTGACCCTGGGCCAGTGGCAGATCACCACCGCCTCGGGACTGGCCTTCCGGTGGATCGGAGGGTAAGATGGCGAGTATTTACGGGGCGGTGTCCGCCACCGGGTGGCAGCTGCGGCTGGACTATACCGTCAGCCAGGATGCGGCCAATAACCGGTCTGTACTGGCGCTGACGCTGTACATCTACGATGGGACCGGGGAGTCGTACAACCAGGCGGCCAACAGCTGCCGGTATGTTTTGCAGGGGAAAACCGTGTATCATCCGTACCGGTACGAGAAGAAGGGCTGGTATCAGCTGGGGACCGGGTCGGTGACGGTGGATCACCGCTCCGACGGCAGCGGCAGCGCGGCTCTGTCCGCCGCGTGGTACAGCGGGTTCTCCTCCCAGTGGACGCCGACGTCGCTGTCGGTAGCCCAAACCGTGGCGCTGCCGGTGATCCCACGGGCCTCCGGCCTCCAGGCCGGGGCCATGACCCTGGGGCAGAGCGGAACCATTACCGTGCAGCGGGCGGATGCGGGCTTTACCCACAAGATCGACTACCAGATAGGCAGTACCCATGGCGCGGTGTGCGGGAAAACCGGGGAGACAAGGGTGATATGGATGCCGCCCCTGTCCTTGGCGGAGGAAATCACCGATGCGGTGGCCGGGGACTGTGTGCTGACAGCCACCACCTATTCCGGCAGCAGCGTGGTGGGGACCAGCTCCTGCACGATAAAGCTGTATGTGCCGGAGGAGGTGAAGCCCACCGCCAGTCTGGCGGCCCAGGTGGTGAATGACAACGCCGTCATTGCCGGGTGGGGTGTGTGCGTCCGGGGATACAGCCGCCTGGGGTTTCAGGTGACGGCGGCAGGCATCCGGGGCAGCAGCGTCCGGTCCTGCCGGGTGCAGTTTGCCGGGCAGACCGTGGAGGGTCTGACCGGTGAGACGGGGATCATCCGGCAGGCGGGGACTTTCACGCCGGAGGTCCGGGTGACGGACTCCCGGGGGCGGTGGACCACGGCGGCGGGGCAGGCCGTGGAGGTGCTGCCGTATGCCAATCCCACGCTGACGGCCCGGCTGCTGGGCCGGTGCGATGCAGACGGGGTGCTGCGGGATGACGGCGACTGCGTGAAGGTGGCGTGCACCGGCGGG